CTTCTTGTGCAAAGTCTGACCATATTCCGTTCATTATTGATTTCCTTTCATAGTGTATAATGTCATTATACCAGAAAATAACATGATTGTCAAGCAAATAAAGAACATTGTCCAATTTTCTTGTCCTAGACAATGACCGCCACAATCCTCGATTGAACCGACAGCTAAAATAGCAGCCAGAATTGTTGTAATACTAAAAAATGTGTTCATAGTGTTTCCTTTCAAATTATAGAACCATATTACCATAGATAAATACTAAAGTCAAGCAAAAAAAGCGAAAAAAATGAAAAAAATCACTAAAAAAAGCGTTATAAATCAACAATTTTTGATTTTTTTTGTTCTCTGTTTGTTCTTTTTCATCAATTCTTGCAGTTTTTCTTACAAAACCGGCGAATTTTCAACAAAAACGAAGCGAATCGATTGCAAATGGTCGCCTGATTACGAAAAAATTGGCGAATCAGCGATGGATTCTATGGATGACATGAAAAGAGTACAAATACAGCAGATGAAAGCCGCTTGTAATTTCTAATATAAATAGTTTTATGACTTATTGCAATAATTGTGGACATAATTCT